CGCTTCCCTGATCGCCAGATCATTGCCTACCCAGACCCGACAGGCTCTGCCCGCAAGACATCATCAGCAGGCCGGACGGATCACGACATCATCCGGCGCTTTGGCTTCAGCTGCATCAGCCCTAAGGCACCCTGGGCCGTCAAAGACAAGATCAACGCGACCAACTGGATGATCAAAACTGCCAAGGGCAGCATCCGCCTCTTTGTTCATCCACGCTGTAAACACACAATCAAGGCGCTCAAAAATGTGACGTTCAAAGAT